GCGCTACCCGGTCCTGCCACGAGAGAGATTTCATCCCCCGCATCGGGCCGGTACTGCATGACGACGAACGCTACCGCCGTCCTCGCGGCCCCCAGCGTCACGCGAATCGTCGCGCTTGCATTGTGCGTCCCCACCACGACATGACCGATGCATGCACCGTTGCGCGTGCTGTACTGGTTGACCGTCTGCATGGTGAACGAGTCGGCGGGCGCGGTCGTGGCCACCGCTACCGTCGTCGATGCCCCCATGTACCCCGCATAAATGCAGAGCACGTCGCCCACTTCAAGGTGAAGTGTGCTTCCGGCATCGAGAGTCGAAACGGAGCTGTACGAATACCCCTCCGCTTCGGCTACATACGTCCACGCCATCTATGGCCCAGCTCAGTCCAGCGTGATATCCAGGTCGCCGGCGGGGAACGTCACGGGGTCGCCGCTGTTGATCGTCTTCGACGTGGTGAGCTCTGTCGCGTCAGTCAGCCAGTTCGTCGCCCCGGTCGCGGCATCGCTCAGGCGGAAGTGGGAGATCGTACCCCAGTCGCCCGCGCCAGCCGTCCCGAAGTCAATGATCCCGGTATTGTCCACGACGCATGGGTCGGCATCGGTCGCCGCGTCCCACGAATCGCAGATCTCCCGGGCATAGTCCGTCCCCGTGCACTCGGTGCTCGAGTCCGTGAAGAGCGCCACGTAGATGTGCGTCGGCGCGGTGTAGGCGCCGACTTTCATCAGGTGATCCAACAGCTCGCGCTGAGCGTATCTCGACAATCCTGCCATGATTTCTCCTTACTCCGCCGCCGCGTCGGTCGCGTCGTGCAGTTTCTTTGGATTGATCCCTTCTCGCTCCTCGAAGAAGACGACGACGTGACCGGTGATCGTGGCGAGGGTCAAGCCCTGGATGATTCCCGAGGGAACCTCGTAGTCCTTCACGAACTGCGCCGCCTCGGCGACCGCTTCGCAGACCGGCGCCCCGCTTTTCGTTTCGTTGAGTAGCATCAGGGTTGTGCCGGCCGTCGCGCCCGTGGCGTACCATCGGACTTTCTTCACCCGCTGATCGCCGCGGATCTTCTCGTTCGCGGCCGTCAGCTTGACCCAGTTGCCGCTATCGCCCCATGTCAGCGCCATGCTCTACCCCCAATGAAACGGCCCCCGGTTTCCCGGGGGCCGCTGTTTCGTTCGATGGCGATTACCGTATCTGGATCGCCTTCATCCACTCGACGTACATGATCTCCGCGCCATCGTCGCCCGCGCGGACGTTGATCGACGGAGTGAGCGCCTGGTCGGCCAGGCCAGCCGTGACGGAGCCGATCTCCGTCCCGTCGACATAGACGTACAGCGTCGTCCCGTCGTACCAGAACTCCAGATCGTGTTTCGTCGCATCGCCCGTGGTGACGCCTGAGGCGATCGCGCCTTCGGTTCCCCCGAGCTCGTTGACGAACGTCCATGCGGTAGCCGCCTGGAGCTGGTGGAAGTAGAGCCCATCATCCGCGACGGCCAGGGCATGCGCCGTGCCGGTCGCCAGCAGCGCGGTGTCCACCTCGCAGAGTCCGACCAGGTAGTCGCCCTTGCCCACGCCGTTCTCCATCGAGACCCGCGCGCCGAAGTAGCAGGGCTTGCCGGCCTCGATTTTGAACGCCGAGCCATGCACCTGAAGGTTCACGCCGTTGTATTCAGAGGCCCCGGTCGTGATGATGAGACGGTCGCCGGCCGTGGTCGAAGAGAGGACGGTATTGGTTCCCGTCTCGTTGATCACCAGCCCCGAAGGGTCGTTCGTGGTATCATCCTTGGGCACCCCGACCGGCAGCTCCCATTTCACCACATTGGAGCCGATCGCGTCGATGATCCTGTTCGGGTAGCGGTCGTCGTAGTAGACGAGCGCGTTTCTGATCGTTTTCGTCTGGATCATGCTCAGCTCCTTTCCTGCCACACCTTGATGTAGTCGATGTTCACGAAGTTGGCAGTGGACCCCGTGGTGATGAGCGCCTGAAGGGTGAAGCACAGATCATCGGTGGTCGTCACTGCGAGCAGGTGCTCCGCGACGAGCGCGCCGTCGATGTAGAACCGGGCGTTCCCATCGGTGTCGAGCTGGATCCGGTAGATGTGGTAGGTGTTCAGCACGATGTCCGTGCCGGTATCCGTCGACTGCGGGGTGCCGGCGGCGATCACCGAACATGCATAGACACTGTCGCTGGTTTCCGCGCGCACACCGAACATGACCGCATCGTCAGCGTTCGCATCGATCGTCGCTGCGGCGAGCGAGGCATCCTTGAACGCCAGGGTGCCAGTGCTCTCGACCTTCGCATCCGAGAATCCGAAGCAGAGCATCAGCGCGGCATCCGCAGTCGTGGTGGCGAGACGAACCTCGCAACCGCAGGCCTTCGCTGCTTCGAAGCAGATCTCGCTCGAGATGGCGCGGAACTTGTCCGCATCGGTCCCGGTGTCGATCTGGTAGATGCCGTTCACGCCGGCCACGATGTCGCCAGCGGCAGAGGTGCCGCTGTCATCGGTCTCGGTCCAGTCGTTCGTGGCATCCGTCGCGGGATGGAGGAAGTCGTCAAACAGGACGACGGGGTGGGTCAGAAGCAGCGTCTCGTGGCTCTCTTCGTCGAAGAAGGTGAGGCGCCCCATCTTCTGGTAGTCGTAATGGGCTCTGGTCTTTCCCATGCTGCACTCCTTTGGAGAACCGGGCGGGATTGGGCATCCCGCCCGGCAACAGATTCGTTGTTACCCGTTCAGCTCAACGGATCAGTCGACCGCCGAGGGCGGAACGGCCTGCGCATAGCGCGGCTCGAGCACGGCAACCGCCGACACGAGACACGCACTGCCAGAGGCTGGCGTCAGCGTCAGCATCACATACGGGTACTCAGTGCCCGAGACCGGCGTGAGCTCCGAGCTCTCGACCAAGATCTCAAGCATCTTCCCGTTGTCCGTGGTGCCCGTGAGCGCGACGCCCGTGGTCTCTGCCGTCGCCCAGGCACCCATGGTGTCGGTGCCGACAGCGGAGCTCTTGCGATAGCGGAACCCGATCGCGGTCGATGCCGCGGGGACCGTCGTGGTCCCCTTGAGCACCGTCACGGTCAGGTCGACCGCCAGCGAGCCGACTGGCACGAGGAACTTTGCGGCGTGATACTCCTTCAGCCCCACCACGTCGCTGTTCGTCGCTCCGGTGATCGACACCGGGGCGAGGATCGGGACGACATGGATCGAATCAATCGCCTTCATGTCCTTCTCCTTTCTACGCCCGGGCCGCCAGGGTCACGAACGGCGAAAGCGTCTGCGCACCCTTGTACGGCGTGAGCGCCGAGTTCCAGAGCGGCTGTCCGTCCACCCGGTAGATGAAGCGGAAGCACATCTCGTCCGTGGTGAATAGCACATGCATGCTCGAAGCCATCTGCACGCCGCCCTTGTCGGCGAGCATGTATTCGCTCAGGTCTGCGAGGATGATGTCGCCGGCATCGCCGAGCGCGGCGCACTGCTCGATCGCGATCACCGGTCGCCCCTTCATCCGACCGTAGGGCGAATCCGCAAGGCCTCCGGGCGGCATGTACACCGGCATCCCACCGGTGCCCACGGGGATCGCCAGCTTATCGAGCTGGGGCTCGATCTCCTGGTTGATGAGCCACACGGAATTCGGCCGGCTCGGGGCCCACTGCGCCGCCCACATCTTCGAGATGTTCTCGAAGACGATGGTGTCCGCGGCCTGGCCCGTTTCTGCGGCCACCGTGACGAGGCACGGCGACTGGAGAATGCCGAGAGGCTTCCCGGCGCCGTTGCCGTTGATGATCGCGTCCTGGAGCATGAACGCCATCTCGCCGGACACGCAGGCCCGAGCGGTCGACTCCAGGGCTGCGGCATCCTGCAGCAGCTCATCGGTCGCATAGAACAATACGGCGTTCTTCTTGAGCAGGAGCTCGATCTGGCGGAAGGCCGGCTTGGACTTCGTGATCGATCCGCCCTCCTCGACCCAGTAGCCCTGCACGCCGCCGTACCGGGAGCCGTTCGCTCGCGAGGTCTCATTGATCCCGTTCATCTTCATGGAGTTCGAGGATCCGCTGATGGGGGTCCGCGCGCAGCGGCCCGCGAGCGAGTTCTCGTAGACCTTCGTCACGAGCTGGCCACCGAAGTCCGTGCCGACCGCGAATCCGCCCTCCGCGGGCAGACCCTCGTTCATGCCGGAGGCGGCAGCCATGATGCGGTACTTCTGCTCATGGCGTACCAGTCGGGGCCGCTTCTCATGCGTGAGAGCCGCGACATGGACCTCCTGCATGAACTCGCCGAGAGAGTACGGGGCTTCGTCGGCGACGTCATGCACCTCGATCCGCTCTCGGGGTTCGGAGGTAAGGACCGCCTGAGCCCTCAGCTCGAGGTCGATCTTGTCCTTCGTCGCCTGCATCTGATCGAGATACCCGGAGAGTTCGGCGCCCTCGGCCTCGGTGAGCTCCTCCTTCTCGTGGAGGGGCTTCGCCTTCGCCTCGATCGCCTTGAACTCCCCCTGAAGCTTTTCAACCCTGGTCATGTGTTGTCCTTTCATGGGGTCAGTTGACGAGCGCGAGCTTGCGAAACTTCGCACTCAGCGCACGTCGTTTTTCGGGTGGGACCTTGACCGGGGCCGCGACCTCGGCCGGCTCGATCCCCGAGCCTTCTGCCTCCTCCGTCCCGGAGGAGACCGCGGAGAATCCCTTCGCCGTGATGGCGGCGGCATTCTTGCGGCTGAAACCTGAATCCCTCAGTAGCCGTTCGAAGTCGCGCGCCGTCGCCGGCGGATTGTCCTTTTTCTCAATGCGGTCCATGACCGCTTTCGGAACATGCTGGTAGTTGAACTTGGAGAGGTCGGCGAGCGCGGCGATCTGCTCGGCCTCTTCAACCTCGTCGGCGAAGCCCATGGCCACCGCCTCCTCGGCGGTCAGCCAGGTCTCTTCGGCCATCATCGCCTTCACTTCGTCGATGGTTTTGTTGCTTCTCGCCTGGTAGAGCGCGGCATTGTCGCTGTCGATCGCATCCAGTAGGCCCGCCGTCTTGCGCAGCTCCGCGGCGTTCCCGAGCGCGATCGTCCACGCGTTGTGGATCATGAAGTACGCGCCCTCGGACATGATGTGTGTCTTCCCTACGAGCGCGATTGACGCGGCGGCGGACGCGGCCAGGCCGAGGGTGCGCACGGTGATCCGGTCCTTCATCGGGGCGAGCAGGGAGTAGATCGCTTTCGCTGCGAACACGTCGCCGCCGACGCTGTTCAGATAGAGCGTGATTTCCTTCGCGCCCTTGATCGCGTCGAGTTCTTTCTTGAAGTCCGCGACCGTCACGCCCCACGCGCCGATCTCGTCAAAGATCGCGAGTTCGGCATTGTCGCCGTCGGCCTTCACGCTGAACCACCGTCTCTGGATGTTCTTCATCTGCTGATCTCCCTGCGCGGCAATAAAAAAGCCGCCCCGTGGAGGCTTCACTTCTCCTCGGGGGTCTCGGCCCCCGGTGGTTTCTCGTCCGGTTGCGGCGCTGTCGGTTGGAAGGCCGGCGCCTCCGGCTCCTCCCCGATCTTGTCGGCGATGGTGTAGTTCTTCGGCACCAGGTACTTTTTCCCGACGCCGCCCTTCTGCGGGTTCCTGTTCTTCATCGCGCGCCATTCATCGGCGTTCGTGACGCCCCACTGCCGCTCGATGGCCAGCGCGTTCGCCTGGCTCACGGTGTCGGCCCGCAGCAGCGCATCCATCAGGAACTCTGGGAACACTTCATCCCGGATGCTCGCCTCGACGAGCTGAAGGTGGATCTCCGCCTCGAACAGCGAAGCCCACGGCATGAAGCAATCTTGCAGGTCCATGATCTGCAGTTGCTCGATGTTCGAGAACGTCGCCCGAGAAAGGTCCTTCAGGCGGCTCGGCGACATGTTCAGCCAGCGCGCGACCTCCTGGATCTGGAAAGTCCGCGAGGCAAGGAACTGCGCATCCTCCAGCGGGACCGTGTTACGATTGAACTTCGTGCCCTCCTCGAGGAGCACGAGCTTCCCCTGATTTGAAAGACCGGAATACTGCTCGATGATGCCCTGCACGAGCCGGTTTCGCGCCTCCTGGGTCGAAAGCTTCGGCGCCTCCAGCGGCCGTTCAAGGAACCCGCTCGCGTGTACACCTCGTCCAAAATACTGCTGGCCGAACTGCTCCATAGCTGCGGTCAGCCCCAGCGATTCCCGCGCGAGCGTGAGCAGCGAGAACCCGGTGATCCCGTTGAATCCCGGGCCGGGCAGGTGGAACATGAACCGGGGCGATCCCTCGCGGGTCAGGGTTTCCTTCTCCCCGGGCCCGTACGTGATCTCATAGAACAGCCGGCCTGTCTTCTTGTCTCGTTCGATGCTCACCTGCTCGCGATCCAAAATGCGTTCGACTCCCATCGTGAATCCGCGGTACGGATCCCGCGTCATGATCGAGAAAGCATTCCCCCGCATCACAACGTTGCCCATCATCGCACGCTTCCACTGGTGCGCCGTCATGTAGGGATTCACCTGGTCGTGCAGCACTCCATACAGCGGGTGATCCCGGTACCGCTCGCGGCTCTCCTCGTCCGTCCGCCGGTACAGCAGGCATGGCATCGACGCGATCGCGCCCATGATCAGGTTGATGCCGCAGAAGAATGCCGAGATCGCCATGGCGTTCGTCGGCCCCATCGGGACACCGGCGCGCGTCTGCTGGCCGCTCCAGGCCGCGTCCATCATCTGATCGAGGTCGTCGAGGGTGATGTTCGGCCAGCCAGCCGATGAGAGGAACAGCCGGAGACGCTCGCGCAGTTTCATCTGATTATCACTGCTCCTCTTTCTTCGTAGACGCTCACGCCACTCCCGTGCCTCGTGGCCCGATCCAGCGCCATGATCAGCGCGACCATGCCGTCGATCTTCTCGGTGCTCTTGCCCTTGTCCGGTTTCAGGTTACCCGCGGGATCCTGCCTCACGACCATGTTGTTCGCCATCCACCGCAGCACAGGGTTCCCCCCGTGGTGCAGCTTCTTTGTCAGCACGAGCTCCATGAGCTCCTTCGTCGGGGCTGCCATCGATGCGAAGCCTTGCCCCATCGGAACCATCGTGAAGCCCTCACCCTGGAGCTCCTGCACGAGCTGTGTCGCGCCCCACCGGTCATACGCGATCTCGCGGATGTCGTATTGCTCCCGCAGCTCCACGAGATCCTTGAAGATGTACCGGTAGTCGATTACGTTCCCCGGCGTCGCCGCTACCAACCCCGCAGCCCGCCACTGATCGTAGGGCACGCGGTCCTTCTTCACGCGCTCCGCGAGGTTCTCCTCGGGGATCCAGAACCGGCACAGCGCCAGGTGTTCCCCGTCGCCCCGCGGGAAATCCATGACGAACGCCGCGAGGTCACTCGTGCTCGCGAGGTCGAGCCCAGCGTAGCAGGCCTGCCCCTTCAGCTCATCAGGATCGACTTCCCCGGCGGTGGCATCCCATGCCTCGATGGGCATCCACCGCTTCTCCTGCTGTGTCCACTGGCACAGGTAGAGCCGGCGGAAGGTGTTCTCAAGCGCCGGCGTCGCCTGCGCCTCCCGGCACAGCGACCGCATCTCCTCGATCGAGCGGAAGTCCCCGAGCGCCGGGTTGCATGCCGCCCACACTTTCTCATTTCGCCAGTCCGCATCCTCCGGCGCCGAGTAGATCACCGGGTAGAACGACGGATCTTTGATCGTCCCTCTCATCACCGCCTCGGCGTAGGAGTGAACCTCCCAGCAAATGCTCTGCCGATCGTAGCCTGCCGTGGTGATTGCGAAGATGAGCGGTTGCCTCCGCGTCCCGCTCGACGTCGTCATGACGTCCCACAATTGCCGGTTCGGCTGCACATGGAGCTCGTCAAAGATCACGCCGCTCGCGTTGTAGCCGTGCTTCGTCGACGCCTCGGCCGAGATCGCGTGATAGAAACTGCCCTTCGCCAGGTACACGATGCGCTTGCGGTGGTCGATCACCTTGAAGCGCTTCGCCAGATCCCCGAGCCGCACCATGTCGGCCGCGACATCGAATACGATCGCCGCCTGATCGCGGTCGCCGGCGCACGAGTAGATCTCGTCGCCACCGTCGCCGTCGAACAGCAGGTACAGCGCGACCGCCGCCGCGAGCTCGCTCTTTCCGTTCTTCCGGGGCTCCTCGACGTAAGCCTTGCGGTACTGCCGAGTGCCGTCCTCATTCAGGGTCCCGAATAGATCACGTACGATTTTCTTCTGGAACTCTTTCAGGATGAATGGCTTCCCTCGGTAGGGAGCCTTCGTGTGCTTCAGCTTTTCAATGAACCGGACCGCGCGCTCCGCTCTCACCTCGCTGAACATCCATGCTACTCGGCCTTCTCGTCATCCAGATCGTCGAAGGAATCCTTCTCCTCAGTGCCCGCGATGCTCATGCGGCCCCGCGCGCTCGCGGTCATCCCGTACTCGGCACAGAACGCCTTCGCGATGGCGAGGTACTTCTGCGCGATCGCGACCTCCGGCCGCTGCATCTCATAGAACCCACCGGCCTTCGTGAACATCTCCATCGTCAGCCCGCGCCGATTGAGGATCTGCTCTGCCTGCGTAAATCGCGAATACGCCACGCAGTAGCCGGTGAGCGCTGCGCGGTCGACCTTCCCCACCAGCCCCATTGCATCGAGCAACGGAACCACGCGGCTCCACTCCGCGCGCGCCGCGGCATCAAGCCACTGCGGGCAATCGGGTATCCCGGAGCGGTCTTTTATGTCGTTCTCGGGCTTCGGCAGCCGCCGCTTCCCGGGGTTCCCCTCGAGTCGCACCAGCTCCAGCGGCCTTTTCGGTGGCCCAGACACAAATCCCCCCTTCATCCAACCTGCGGCCTAGCGCGCGAGAT